GTTAGGTTTGTCTCGATCAAAGATTAAAAAGATCTTAAAGGACAACAACATCTCTGGAGTAGATCGAATTAGTAGAGGCAAAGCGGATCCGTATAAGGTAAGCTCCCAAGTTAAAAGGAAAATGAGAAGGTTTGGTATCTATGATCAGTTGCCTAGAGACGAGATAAGAAATGTCTATCGTCAACTCAGGAAAGAAACTTTAACTACCGACCCAGACTTTAATCCGGCAGGAGTACCTGAAGAGATGTACATTCCAAGGGAAGAACCAGTATCTAACGCACCTAATTTCTTCTCTCAATTTGATAATGTTTCTGCTCCCGCTGCACCTTCAGGTAATTTCTTCTCTCAATTTGACACTGCACCTGTAGCTCCACCAGTAAACCGAACCAATGTATCCTCAACCTTACTTGGTGATCCTAAGAACGCGGACATAGTTAACAGACGACCCTAATCTTTATCCTGCTTCGCCCCAGTTGTCACCCATCTCGCAGTCTACTCTCGTAGGTACGTTCAAGGGCAAGCCTGTCTCCATGATCTCAGTTATTCTCTTGGCCTGTTCTTCGCTTTGTACTGAGAAACATAACTCATCATGCACCGTGAGCATGGGAATAAGTTTCTCCGCGTAGCAGTCCACCATAGCTTTCTTTGTTTGATCCGCCGCGCTTCCTTGGATAAGTTTGTTCAACGCCTTGTATGTAAAGGCTCGTCGTAACATCCCAAGTCCACCGTATTCTTTCTCCGCTTCCGCTAACGGCATAGCCTTATTGTACCCAAAGCTTCGAGGTTCCCATAGATGAAACCGACACCTACGTCCAAGGATCGTTCTGATCTGACCTTCGGTCGCGGCTCTCTGACTTGCTATGGTTGCTATCTGTTTAACGAAAGGGACCTTATCATTGTATAGTTCTAAGATATCTTTGGCCTCATCCTTGGAGATGTCCAACTGATTGCTAAGTTTTCCAACACCCATTCCGTACATAATTCCTAGGTTCACGACCTTCGCTTCTTTCCTAGAGATCCCGGCGAGGTCTGCCACCATCTGATGTAGGTCAACATCCCCGCTGTTGTACTCTTCTACGATTGTATCAACTACATTGTGCTTAAATCTTTCTGGAACGGCTGATGCAAAGTGCACCAAGAGCCTCGGTTCTTGGCTCGAGTAGTCAAAGCTTCCCCACTTCTCCCCCTCTTCGGGTAGAAACAATCCTCTGATAGCCTTCTTAATATCTGGATCCCTCGCAGGAAACTGTTGTAGGTTCGGGTTGCTAGAAGAAAATCTACCTGTGACAGTTCCCCCTCCGTCTTTGCGTAGCTGATGGAACTCTGTGTGTATCCGCCCTTTGTGTTCATGGCGCATGATACTATCAATGAACGTACTGTCTGCCTTGTCAAACTCTCGCAGCTTCACGATCATCTGAGCTATCTCGTTAGGGTGAGCGTTCAAGAAATGTTTTGTAAAGGACGGACTCCCGGCCTCTGTCTTCGGAAAGTCTATGCCCAACTCTTTAAAGACCTTGGCAACAGATGCATTAGCCCAAGGTTCTATGGCTATGCCTGTCTTACGTTTGATCTCTGCCTTATAATCTCGCACCTTGGTGCGTAACTCTTTGCGTATTACATCTGTCTTATTTAAATCTACACGAACACCCTTCTCCCTCATGTCAAGCATCACTGGGATAAGAGAAGTTTCTAGGTCAAAGATGTGGCCTAGTTCCTGCTTCGCTATCTCTGTCTTAAATCTTTCCCACAACTTTAAGGTTAGCACTGCATCTTGTTCAGCGTAAGCTCCAACATATTTAGGTGGTAGCTTGTGCATGTCTGCCTTCGGATCAATCCCCCACTCTGCGGCTGCGGCTCGAAGGAGTCTCTCACTTTTGGTTTCACCAAGGTAGTCACGTCCTAGGTTATTTAGGCTGTAGGAGAACCTGTTCTCGTCAATGAGGGCGGCGGCGATCATAGTATCGATGATCCTACCCTGTACCTCTATGCCCACTGAGCGGAGCCATCCTGCATCATAGGTAGCATTATGCATAATCTTATCTATGTGAGGAGTTTCCATCTGTTTCTTTAGCCACTTCATAGTCATCCTATGATCTAAGTTGTGACCGTTCTCGTGCTGAATGGGAAAGTATCCGTAGTAATCCCCTGCTGCCACGGCAATCCCGGCGATGTGACCATCGTTTCTTGACCAACCAGGACCTAAAGTCATGAGGTTAGGGTCACATGTCTCGAGGTCTATAGATATTTGTTTGTAAACAGTTAGGTCGGGGTACTCTGGAGGTATGTTCCAGTCCTTCTCAATGAGATCCATTTCATTCTTGATTAAGAAATCATTGTCATGGCTACTGCTAACTTCAAATAGATTCTTCTGCATTATTCATTCCATTTTTCAGCAGCCAAAGCGGCGTACCCTGCTATGTCCACCCAAGAATCCTCATGAGTAGGCGTTTCAATAAGTCTCGATACCTTTAATTGGTTTAAGCAAAGATAAACCTGGGACACAGTAACTTCAACCCCAAGTACAACCGACCATAACTTGGCTATACGCTCATGGTTTTGGTATGCGTCTCCATAATGCGTGGCCCTTGGACCATTGACTAACTCTTCTGCCTTCGCGAGTATTTGTTCTCTTCTCATAATACATACCTATACTTTTTGTTGGATTCTATTATATGCAAATTCTTCTTGGCTCTCGTTACGCCAACATAAAATGCACGGTGCTCGTCGTCTGGGTGGGCACTCTCAACACACGCTTTAGTAGAGGACAAAGAAACTACGCAATTATCGTCTTCTCCCCCTTTCATAGCATGAAACGTTGACAGTTTGATTCTAGGACGGTCAAGAATATTCTCTCCTCGTCGATCAATAGCCCGTAAATAGTTCTTATCATGCGTACCCAATCGAGCCACGTCTAGCGCATCTCGGTCCTTGGGTGCTACCATTCCATACATAAGAAGATCCTCGTAAGATAGGAGGCTTTCAGGATCCACGGCCTGCAATAGGTTACTCGAACCCCGCTTCACTACTCTAAAATCTCCCATCTTGGGAACATTTTCGTATAATTTAACTATGGATGCAATAGGAATCTTCTCTCCTTGCTGTAACCTTCTCCATGTAGAAATTACTTCGCCAACCGAAGGGTTGATACTGCTCCTCCCCCTTATGGAATAAAGAAGTCCCATCGATCGGACGTGGTCTGCCCACTCTCTAGCCATTGAATTAGTCCTAGTCATCAGCGTCCACGAGCCCGTCGTTAGATTTAAATGCTCTAGGTCATATGAATAGTTAACAGAACCCTGATGCTCTGTTGGAAAAAACCTCTTCTCTTGTCTTTGATGTATACGTTTAACAATCTCTTGGGACAGGGTATGAACCGAGCTCGGTAGTCTATAGCTCTGTGTTAAGATCCGTTGGTCCTCTCCCGCAGCTAAGAATAAACTTACATCTACCCCCGTCCATCTATGTATCGCCTGGTCGTCGTCTCCTGCATACAGAACCTTGTTCGATTTTGACGCTAACTTATTCACCATCTGCCACTGCAATGGTGTTAAGTCTTGTGCCTCATCTACGATCAAAAGATCTAAGCTTGGAGACTCTATATCCCAATCGATGTATCTCTCAATTAAATCCACAAAATCAAACTTAAAAAGCTCTGACTTATACCTCTCTAGTGCGTCTGAGATCGTATTTAAAAGTTCAAACGGCATGGAATAACTTCCAGTCTCATTGAATTCTTCCTCATAAGAGATCAATCGATACTTCGCCCTAGTCATCATCTGAATAAATCTATCACCGTTTCCCGATCCCATCGGGATGATCACTCCCTCATCGGGGGAAACTCCCCCAGAACTTTCAAAGACCACACCCAATTGATCTTCTAAGACGCTCCAATCTTCCCGTTGCATCATGTCTTTACTCTGCAATCCTAGTCCCCGAAACGCTAAAGAGTGTAACGTTCTGAAATATGGAAGATCTTTCTCTGTTAGATTAAATGCAGAGCAGGCTCTCTCTGTCGCCTCGGCAATAGCCTTCTTTGTAAAGGATACAAACGCAATACGATCAGGTGGAGTGCCGTTAGCTAAAGCTTCCTTAACACTTTCAATCAGAGTATGTGTCTTACCGCACCCTGGTGGACCGAATATTAAAGTGCTATCGGAGCTCATGCTGAACACCGCGAGGGCGAGAGTCCAACCACTCCACAACTTCAGAAGTCTTCCATCGACTAGCACTTCTTTTGCCGTCCGATTGACCTAAAATTAACGGCTCAGGAAATCTGTCTTCTTTAACCCACTTGTAGATGGTGGATCTGGACACTCCTAACCAATCGCTGAGTTCCCCAACTCTTAGCAACAGCTTATTAGAATGGGATTTCGTCATTGTCGTTCTCCTTTTTGGGTTCTTCGTAGTCAAATGCAGGGACGTGCCACACTCTGATCGTGGTTCGTTTGCCCTGCTTCAGTATGTTCTGGTGACCGTGGCACTCGCCCCCAGAGTTTAAATCTTTAATGCCTTCTTGGACCTGGGCTTTAGACCAATGTCTCCAGTCTCTGTTCTTCAAGTAATCCATCAGACCCTCGATCTTGAACTTCGTTACTCCGTCCTCGGTCCACGGTTTGCCCATCTCCAATTCTTCTGGAGCCATAGCCCGAATCCTACTGGTGCAGAAATTCTTTATGTGATCCCTAAACTGTCCGCTCAAGGTGAGTTCCTCTGGTACTGCTAACTTAGTAGAGTTGTTCATCAGATTATTGATTGTAGCCTGCCATTTCTGAGGCTTCACGATTGGGGGCATGAGATCTATCTGTTCCATGCACGCCCTTTGCCAAAGCATTTGGTTTTGCAACTGCTCCGTGGATAACTGCAACCTCCGCCCGTCAACATCCATGAAGTACAGCCTAGGTTCTGATAAAAGAATTGTTAGTCCGCCGATATGCGCTGCATCCGGTGCCTCTGTACCTACCCCAAAAGGCCTGGTCTTACACAGATCCTTGTCACAATGATCCTTCAAAGGACATACATCACATTGGTAGTAGTAGTCCTTCTTCTCTAAAGACTTCTGTATGTTAATAATCTCACCCGCACCAAGAGCCGGTTTACATAACATCCGGTTGTATTCCTCGTGGTGCTTCTTCCAATCGTCAGGCCATTTCATCCGGCAATAGACCCCGACTGCAAACATAAAGATGTTTCGAAACTCGGTTATCGCACCTTGGCTCGTCATAACTTCTAAACAATAAGGACCATCCGTAAAGTGCTCTCGCTTACCACCCAAGGTCATCTCATTTAATTCCGATGCCGATACCTTACCTTTAGCCACTGCCGCTAAGAACTCTGGCAGCTCCATCGCCTCTGCCTTCTTATTAAAGCAGTACCGCATTGTTTCCTCTGCGTTGAAGTAAGGCATGTTAATAAAATTACCCACGTCACCACGTTCAGCTAGGATCTTGTCTTGCTTTGGAAAGATCTCACAACCAGAGAAACCTAAAGCTATAGACATCTCCATCAAATATTCTCGTACCAACGCGGCAGGCTCCCAGTCCTTTAAGAATAAAAACAAATGTGCTCCACCGGATTTAGATCGACAGTGAAACAATGGGAGTTTTAATTTCTTTAGCTTCTCACTCAAAGCTTTGTGATTAAGATCATAAGTATCTATATCTAATGCACCAAATCTGCACATGTTATCACTATTTATGGGGATTGAACCGATACCCTGGGTGCCTTCGATGTGAAGTCTCACCGCTTCCTCGGTCAGGGGTTCTCGAACCACCTTACTTTTAGCTTCTGCTTTACCGTTGCGTCCTGTTCGTCCTACTGTCGTCCGCCCATGCGCGACACCCGAACCTCGGAACACTTCTAGTAACTCTTTTGTATTAGACATTAGTACCTCCTAGAAAAAAGCGGCGGTGAATCCCCCGATCACCGCCGCCGTGCCACTTAAAACGGGATATCATCTCCGTTATCCGAGGAGCTAGAAGACTCCTCTGGTGCGGCTTTCACTTCACCCGCCTTCACACTTTCTCGTAAGGCTTTGCCCTCAAAAATCTGTTCTCGAGTTTCCGCATAACC